AGAAATCTAAAGTGGCCAATGGGAAAACGAAGGTTGACGATTGAAGAAGCGTGCGGAGGAGTTCCTGGCATTTTATCTTCATTGAAGGTACAAACATCATCAGGATATCCTCTGTGCAAAGTGGCAAAAAGACGAGGAAAGAGTGACTTTTTCTGGTTCAATAATGAAGGAGTAGTTTGTATTGATCCAGAGTTCAAGAAAATGGTTCTTGAATTCGTTGAAAAAGTTGACGCAGGAGAGGATGTCGAGACTCGATTTTTGGCGTTTTTGAAAGATGAGGCTGTCACACAGTCTAAAATTGATCAAAAGCGTACAAGAATCGTTTACTGCGACAGTGTAGTAGCCTCCGTAGGTTATAGGATGATCTTTGGTTCTGTTCTTGCAGCATTTAATTCATCATATTATACGACATGCTCAGCTGTGGGTATGAATCAATATTCACATGACATGCACCCTATGTATGATTATTTGCGAGAAGTTGGTAGCAAATTTGTTGCTGGTGACTTCAAGAACTGGGATAAAAGATCAAACTCTGACATATGGAGGATTGCTTATGCAATTGTGGGAGAGTGGTCCGAAGGTTTGGTTAGTGATCAAGGTTTCAGATCTTTTACTAACCAACAACGTTGGTCCCCAGCACAAATTGCAAAGCATAAAGTTTGGTTCAGACACACGCATTACTCAGGATGTTTCTTTACTACTTTAATGAATACGGTTGCCCATGATCTCTATCTTCGATATGTTTTTATATTGCAGTGTCCACATTTGCAATTTAACAAGCATGTTAGGATGAAGGTTTTAGGAGACGACCATATTTATTGTTTTAGTGAAGAAGCAGCTCCTTATATGACTCCATTTCAAATTAGGGATGGGATGTCGGTCTTAGGACAAGTTTATACTTCGGACAAGAAAGATGAAGAATTGAAAGATGAATTTAGAAAGTTTGAAGATATTACTTTCCTGGGAGCACACCCTATTTTGTATGATGGACAATATTGTGGAGCATTGAAAAAGGAAACTCTGGAAGAAACACTACACTGGACTCGAAATGGCAACAAGTCTTTGAGAGATGAGTGCCTAGCAGCGATTGAACTTTCATCTATGTGGGGTTTTAGATACTACCGCGATTATTGGCAAGCTGTTAACAGCGCGTTGATAGAAGTAGGAGTGGAGCCAGTAGAAGTGCCAGCATTTTTGGAAGTGAGAAGAAGAGTGGCGGCGCGAACTGCAGCTTCTGGTTCTGATTTTTGTTATGGATTTTCTGCTCAAGGACCACCTGATCATTCATTGGTACAAACCAATGCTGTTAAGGAGGTCTCGGCAGGACAAATAATGAATACGAATCATAAGTTGGCAGGGAGAGCCCTGAATGAAGAACCGATGGATTTGAAATTTGGAACAGAATCAAGAGTTTTGAGAACAGGTTTTAAATGGACTTCGACGGACGTAGTTGGAAAGGCTATTGCGAGTTTTGATGTACCTTTTGGATTGTTGAAAGAAGGAGATGCATCTAATTTGCAAAATATGCCTTTCGATAGGTTTGCAATGTGGAAAGGAG